TGGTCAAGGCGAAGATAACAAGGCTGTCGATTACGCTAGCCTTGCGAGGTCGAATGGGTATGAACCTATCCAAGAGGAGAAAGTTCACCCATCGACACTCAAAGTAGTTATGAAGGAATGGAAGGACAAAGGTCACGAAGTTCCTGAAGAACTATTTAGTACGTTTGATGGAAATCAGACGCATTTTAAAAATAAAAAATAAATAATAAGGAGTAAATATATATGGCAAATACAAATGCTATAAGCAAAAAGTCCAATGCCGGTGCATTGGCAGCTATCAATTTAAGAAGCGATTCTGGAAGAGGTAGTGAAGAAATAAAATCGGACGATATGTCAACTCCGATTTTAAAAATCTTACATCAATTATCACCTGAATGTAATGCAAACGACTCTAAACATGTAGACGGTGCAAAACCTGGTATGATATATGCCAAAGGTTTAGGTACATTAGTTGATGGACAGAAAGGTGTTGATATTCTAGTTGCACATGTACAAACTAGATATCCTGAATGGCAGGAGATGGGAGACACAGCAGCTCCACCTGTCACAACGCATTTATCTATACCAGATGATGCTGTTGAAGAAAGAAATGGTAAATACAGATTATCAAATGGTAATTATGTAGAGAAGACCGCATACTTTTATGTGATCGTTTTAGGTGATGAACCTAGACCTGCAGTTATTACTATGAGATCATCTAACCTTACACCTGCAAGAGAATTAAATCAGTTAATTAAAAATCTCAGATTTAAGGATGATAAAGGTGTTTACAATCCTGCAGCATATGCAGCAGTTTATAATTTAAAAACTGTAGGTAAAAATGCAGGAAGCAAAAGCTGGCACGTTTATAAACCATCTATGTTAAGAGCATTAGATGTAAACGTAAAAGCAGATGCTGACTTATATTTAATGGCACAGGAATTACAAAAAACTGTAGCTAAAGGTTCTGTTAAACCTGAATATGAGAAAAACAATAAACCTAAAACTGAAGACATTGTATAATTCACTAAGTGAATACTTGCAAGAAGAGGCGGCAACGGGAGACTGCGGCCGCCTCTTTATAATGGAAAAAAGAGATGACAGAACAATACATAAAGTATTTTACAGGATTAAAACGTAATTACGGTTTTTGTAATATAAGTAATGGTTATAAAGATCCTAATACTGGAAAAATAAAATTTCATTCAGGAGACTATGGTTGGTCAGGTAAACCAATTACTGACCAAGATTATCAATTACATTTAGAAGGAAAAAAATCTATAGGTATACAACCTTGTGATGATAATGGTTATGCAAGATTTGGTGCAATAGATATTGATCCAAAGATATATAAAGATTTAGATATTCAATTCTATTTAAAAATAATTCAAGATAAAGAATTACCGCTTATACCAATTAAATCAAAAAGCAGTGGACTTCATTTATATGTTTTTACAAAAGAATTTGTAAAAGCAAAAGAGATAAAAGATTTTTTAGAACAAGTATTATTTTTATTTAATTTACCTATCACAACAGAAATTTTTCCAAAGCAAACTAAACTAGGTAGCAATACAGAAGGCGATAAAATTAATGGTAACTTTATTAATCTTCCTTACTTCTCAGGTTCAGAAAGAGTTGCGTTAGACCCATCAGGAAAAGAAATGTCATTAGATTTATTTTTAAAATGTGTTGAATTAAATCAAATAACATCAAAACAATTAAAAGAAATATCAGACGGTATTATTAGAAAAGAATTAACAGGTGGTAATGAAGAGTTTAAAGATGGTCCACCTTGTTTAGAAATATTAAGTAAAAACAAAATGACAGATGGTAGAGATAGGTTTCTTTATAACTATATGGTTTTTGCTAAAAAGAAATATCCTGATAGTTGGAAGAATAAAGTTTTACAAGCAGGTAGAAATTATTTTGAATTTGATCAAACTTGGACAGATGATTACATAACTAAAAAAATAAAAAATTGGGAAAAAGATACTAAAGGACATACTTGTCATGATCCATTATTAGCTCCTGTATGTATTAAATCAGAATGTATAAAAAGAAGTTTTGGAATTTTATCTGATAAAAAAATTACTTGGCCAAGATTAACTAATCTAGTTAAAGTAGATTTTAAACCTGATCCAGAATATTATTTTGATGTTGAAAGAGATGATGGTGAAACAGTATCAGTACACGCTAGAAATAAAAATGAAATCAAAGATCAAAATGAATTAAGAGGTTTGATTATGGCGCAAGCTGATGAGTTACCACCACCAATTAAATCAATGGAATTCTATGAGATTATAAAAGTATTATTAGCAACTCAAGATACAGTGCAACCGGCTCCAGGGACCACTCCAATAGAAATATTAAAGAAACATTTAAAATATTATATACACAATACACAAGCTACAAGTTACAATTCATTTAAAAGTGGTAACGTATTGAAAGATAAAGAATTTGCATACTTTGTATATGATGAATTCTATAATGATTTAAAAGATAATGATTGGAAAAAAGATTCATCTAGAACTTCTTATATGATTGAAAAGATGTTTGAGAAAGAAGATGAAAGTTTACCAAGACCACAATTTGATAGGAAGAAAAGATTTCCCGGTAAAGATAAAAAAACTGGAAAATCATATCCAGGTGTAAATGGATGTGCAGTTATCCCATTATATTTGTTTGAAAAAGATGAAGATGATGAGGATGTAGTAGAAATAACAGAATTTAAAAAAGAAGAGGAGATAGTCTAATGATAAATAATCGAAAAGCATACAGAATCTTTATGTCATTACCTAAAGAAGAACGAAAAAAACTACAAGTCGAACATGAGATTGCATCTATTGATAATTATGAAGATCAATCATGGCAAAATAGATTTGGAACTTGGCAAAATGGTCAAAGTGGTTCTTTTTGGAATTGGTTATGGATGTGTCATTTTAAAAAAGAATATAAGGATAGAGATGATATATAAGTACTTTGGGCCTCCAGGAACTGGTAAGACTCATAAATTAATTAGTAGAGCAAAAGCTTATATACGTATAGGAACACCTTTACATAAAATAGGTTACTTTGCTTTTACTAGAAAAGCAGCAGAAGTTTCTAAGAAAAGAATGCCGGCTGATTCTGATAAACTATCATACTTTAGAACACTACATTCATTTGCATTTCAACAATTAGATTTAAATGATTCAATGGTTATGCAACCAGAAGATTATGTAAAAATAGGAAAAGAATTAAATATCAAAGTTAAGTATTATGATAAATTTAATAAAGAAGAAATATTTTATTTAAACATCGATAGTCCATACTTTAAAATGATTGGAAGAGCACTTAATAGATGTACAACTGTTAGAGAAGAATTTGATAGAAATGAACACAATAGAAAAGAAATTAAATGGTTTATATTAAATAACTTAGATAAGAATTTAAAAGAATATAAGAGAATTACAGGCAAATTAGATTTTAATGATATGATAAATAGATTGTTATTAAAGGAAGATTTACCTAGATTTAAAGCCATTTTTATAGACGAAGCTCAAGATTTATCTCCATTGCAATGGAAGTTATATGACAAATTAAAAAATTATACAGATGATATTTATTTAGCAGGTGATGATGATCAAGCTATCTTTGCATGGGCAGGAGCAGATGTAGATAGATTTATACAAGAACCAGGAAAAGAAAGAGTATTAAAATATTCAAAAAGAATATCAAGAGCTGTACAAGAACAATCACAATTACCATTAGAAAAAATAAGAGGATTGAGAAAAGAAAAAATATATTATTCAAGAGATTATGAAGGTCATTCAGAAAGAATAAATAACTTAGATCAATTAGATTTAAGAAAAGGTAAGTGGTTAATTTTAACTAGAACCATACATAGACTAGTTGAGATGACAAGAGAATTAAGAAAAAGAAATTTATATTATCAAACTAATAAAGGTAAATCATTTAAAGTAAGATTATATAATGCATCTATAAATTATAATTCATGGTGTAGAGGTGTTGAATTAGATGAAAAAGAAATAAAAGATGTAAAAGAATTTACAGGTCAACCAATTAAAAATTGGAATAAGGAAGTAGAATGGTATGATGCATTTGAAGAAGCGCCATTATCTGAAAGAGAATACATAAGAAATATGTTAAATAACGATGAGAATTTAGATGATCAAGCAAGAATATGGGTATCAACTATTCATGCAGCCAAAGGTGGTGAAGAAGATAATGTAATACTTTGTTTAGATTTAGGTAGAACAGTTAAGAAAGCATCTAAAAAAAGTGATGAGAAAAATGATGAAGAACATAGAGTTTGGTATGTTGCATCTACACGTGCAAGAAATGATTTATATAAATTAAAAGCTAAGAATAAAAAAAATGAATACAAATTTTAAAGAATTATACATCATGTATAAGCAGAACGGGACGGAGAACTTTCCTAGATGGCTGGTGGCAGGGTCACGCCTGGTTAGCAGAGTTGATTTGGTTTCTCTGATCCCTATTCATTCATACTCAACCAAATCAATAACTGCCACATAAAAAATGAAAACACTAACAACAGATATATTTATAACAATAGCGCTAACCTATTTTATAATTAATATATTAGAGGTACTAAAATAATGACAGATAAAAACATGTTTGATAAATCGTTTCCACAAGATAAACAGATAGGTGGGAATCACTATAAATCGTTTCACATTCAACCCTATGAGTTTATTTCAAAAAATAATCTTAGCTTCTTCCAGGGAAATGTAATTAAGTACGTTTGTAGATACTTGCAAAAAAATGGAATACAAGATATAGAGAAGATAATTCATTATTGTGAATTAGAAATTAAAAAGATGAAAGATATGGAGAATAAAAAAAATAAAAAATAATGTTTAAATGTTTTTATTGTAAAAAAGAATTAATTTGGCAAAATGATTTTGATACTGAGGACACATATCCTGATTCAGAACATCAAATAGTATCTATGTATCAATGTAATAATAAAAAATGTGAAGCTTGGTATGAAGTT